CGCATGGCGATATAGATGCGATTGCTGAGGCTTTGGAGATGACATCTGACTCTTTAGAGAAGTTGATTAAGAAAAACCCCGATTTTGAAAAATTTTTGGAGGCTTACGCCTCTACTGGTGAATACCCTGTACAAGAAAGCAAGGGGATTATATTAAAACATAGTCATCTTGTAGAACAGTTAGCCAACGAGTCTAGTGTTATTGCGTTAATCAAATTAGAAAGAAGTAATAAGTCTAACTTAGACCAGAAGATTGTAGAAGATGCCGGTTGGTACCTTAACATTAAGCATGATTCCGAAAAGTATAAACAGTTTGTTGACCACAACACTACTAAGTATAGAGAAAAAATAGAGTATAAAGCATCACAAGCTAAGAGTAGCTCTAACGGTAGTGGCTTACAACACTTTAAGCAAACCATAGACCCAGAGGAACTAGCTCCTGTTGAATAAATATACTTACATGCCTACAGAATGGCAGAAAAAACTACATGGCGTTAAGTCTAGGGTTAAATATATATGGGCTGGTCGTAGGGCTGGTAAAGGTAGAGCAGTTATTCAGGAAGCTTTAAGTCTTATAGATGAAACATCTAAGAAAAAGTTTGTAGTTAATGGTGTTGATATGACTAATACCCTAGTACCCCCTATACATGTATGGACAGTGGCTCCTACACGGGCACAGATGAGACAGGTATGGAATGAAATGAAAGCGTTTATTCCTGAACATTTAATTAAGAAAAGAGTAGCCGGTCAAGCAGGTGGTAGAGGTTCTGGTTGGAAAGAAGATGAGATGTTTGTAGAGTTAGAGATGAGAGATGAATTAGGTAATTGGCTTCCGGGTACACACAGAGGAACTGTATTGTGGGAGTTAAAGTCAGCAGATAACCCTGAGTCATTACAGACTGTAGGATTAGACTTTTTACACATAGCTGAGGGTCAGGATATTAAAGAAGCTGCATGGCATAAGGTAAGACCTACTCTTAACTCTCCGGGTAGAATGGGTAGGGCTTGTATAGAAGGTATACCACCTATATCTAGGTCTCACTGGTTCTCTAGGAGATTTCGTGCTGCAGAAAACAAACCAGACAATAATGCAGTATCTATAAGAGCAACTACATTTGATAACCACTATCTTAGTAAAGAACAATTAGAAGATATACAAAAAGAAAAAGAACTAACTACAGAAGCTATATGGGAAAGACACTATATGGCTAAACAACCTGAAGGTGCTGGTGGGTTCTTTTCTAAAATACATGAAGCTAGTACTGGTAGAGAACAGTTAAGACCCTCTGCAGATAGACAGTATGTAGCTGGATTAGACTTAGGTAAACAAGTAGACCCTACAGTATTAATTATTAAAGATAGAGTAACTAGAGAGTCTGTATATGCTATGGAAATGCTTAAGACAGACTGGGTACTACAGAGAGAAAGTATAGCTAAAGAATGCGAAGATTGGGGTGTGCAAGAAGTTAGAATAGATAGTTCAGGTATGGGTGGTGATGTAATCTATGATGAGCTATTAGCTATGAATGTACCAGTGGTAGCATTTAAGTTTACACCACAGTCTAAATATCAATTATTTCTTAACTATGCTATAGCCTTACAAAATGGTACTGTGCATTTTCCTACATCTTGGGATAAACTAAAGAATCAGATGGAGGCGATAGAGGTGAAACAGTCCGGTATGGGTTATCAGTTTTCACACCCTGATAGTCCACATGATGACTGGGTAGATGCTGAATGTTTAGCATTAATGGCTTGTGACCCAGCTATGCTAGATGAAAACCAACAGCAAGTGGTACCTAGCATAAGGACTTTAGAACCTTTAGGTGGTGTGTCAAATACTTCTAGGATTATTCAGAGAATAAAAAGAGAAAGAAGAAGAAAACAAATAGAGGAGCTTCAAAATACTCACCCTGATTTGGTGCTAAATGGAGTTCCGTTAACACTTGAGGAGAATGTCCAATGGCAATGAGTTATGCTGAAATGGAAAGTGCTGCAGAACAGACTGCAAATTTTTTATCTGCATCTCCAGAAGATGAACCAGAACTTACTTTACAATGGATTAGAGCACAAATGTCACAAGAAGGAGTCATGGCTTCCTTCCGTAATTTTTATAGAAACTGCGAAGAAGCAGATGATTTTTATTTAGGTGATTTTGATTTTTCAGTACCAGAAGGTGGTAACCAAGTAAAACTAGGTACTTTCCATTCTATTATAGAAACACTTGTAGCTCATGCTAGTCCTAAGTATATAGACATAGATGTACCACCACCGGGTCCTAGAGCTGCTGCTAGAGCAGAGCTTATAGAAAAGTTCCTACAAGGTGCTCATCACATGATTCAACAAAATACTCCTGTACAAAGAGAGATAGTAAAACATCAAGGATTGTATGGTGTTGCATGGGCAAAATACGAATTTGCTGGACACATGTGGAGTGATTTCCCAGACCAAGAAGAAGGTGAGTCAGATGCTTCATACAAGGAGAAAATACAGCAAATCATTACTGACAGAAAATTTAATTTCCCAATAATTGCTGAGGTTGTGAATCCTCAAGAGTGTGTGTGGGATATAGCATCTACAAATCCTAGATGGATTATAAAGTTTTGTGAGATGGATGCTTCATGGGTAAAAGCACACTTTCCAGAATACGAAGGTAAAGTAAGTGGAACTGTAGAGTTTTTAGAAGTATGGACATCTACTCATGTAGGTTATGTAGCTGATGATAGATGGGCTATGGCACCTAGACAACACAATTACGGAAAAATACCTTTTGTACAGTACTACCCACAAATGGGTGTAAAAACTATAGGTAGAAAGCCAGAACATCTATATAGAGGTATAGGTCATGGTAACTTTGGTATGCTTAGAGCAGAATCAAGATTAGCATCGCAGTACTTAGATATAGTCGGTAGAAATGCTTGGGCTAATATTTCATTCAGAGGACCTAGAGGTCTTACAGAAGAAGTTATGTCAGAGTATTCTCAAGAGCCGGGTGCTAGAAACTATGTACCACCTAATGTTGAAGTAGTTCCAGACCCAGTAGCAGAGGCACCACAAAGTATATTAATAGCTATGCAAACTATAAAAGGTGCGATAGAAGCTAATACAGTTCCTAGCGTAACTAGAGGAGAAAGACCAGTAGGAGCAGCATCTGGTTATCATACTGCTGTTCTTGCAGGTATAGCTAGTTTAAACTTTAGTGCTGTAGCAAATGCAACCGAAAGAGGTATGCAGGAAGCTAACGAAATATTATTAAGGATAGTTGAAGATGTAATTATGGATGAAGTTACCGTATTTGGTAAAACAGAATCAGGTAACTTAGATGCTAAACTAAAACCTAACGACATTCGTGGACATCATGTAAGCATAGTTAGGTTAAATAGCACTAGCCCAGAAGAACAAGAAAGAAAACTAGGTCTTTGGAGAGATACTTGGAGAACTGGTTTCGTAGATTGGGCAACAGCATTACGAAGTGCTGGTGTATCTAACCCATTAGAAGTTATAGGTAACAGGATAGCTGAAGATTTCTTTGAAATGCCTGAAGTTAAAGGATTGTTTGCTCAGATAGCTGCAGAAAAACTACCTCAACTATCTCAAGCTATACAAGCAGCAACAGGTACTACTACAGATAATGCTACATCTATAGCTGCTAATATATTAAATACACAAGGTTCTACTCAATTAACTAATCCGGGTAACTTTAGTCCGGGTAATCAAGCTGCTGCAGGTGGTGGACAAGTACCTAGACCAGTAATGCCGGGTAGTTTAGAAGAAATGAATCAGGTAGGTAGACAGATAGCAGGACCTAGAAGTGGACCTAGAAGAACAGTTGGAGCAGATATGGCTCCGGGAGGTGGTAACTACTAATGGCTAAACAAAATAGTAATAGTTTAGATATAGGATTTAGTAAATTCCTAGATTATGCTACCCTAGCATTAAAGGCAGTAGATAATAGATATAAAGAATTTGAAGTGCCAGAGGTAAAACAAAAACAGCAAAGAGTAGTGAAACCTAAACCAATAAATTTAAATAACCCATTTCAAGGAGATTTTTAAATGCCGTGGATACGAACAGAAGAAGGTGGATTAGTTTGGGAGCCGGATAATACTGGAATGACTCCCTCTATAGCTTCAACAGTAGCAGCTACTCCTTATACAAGTGCAGTAGCACCACCACCGGGCACAACAAATCCTATTCCCGAATCAGTTAGTAATACTAACATGACAACTGGAACAGATATGGCTTTAATGGGCAATATGGATATGTTTCAAACAGGTGGTCCGTTTATGAGCAATCAAACATTTGGAGCTAGTGGACAAGATATTATTCCAGAAATGATAGAAAGTGTAGATGGGGGTCAGGATTTAACTCCACTACCAGTACCTGAATTGGCTCCGGCAAAAGATTTAGATGGATTGCTAGGAAATGTAGATGTTACTACTCAAGTAAATAGAAATATATTTAATGCAAACCCTGCTGCTTATTATCAAGCTTTTAGGATGGCTGTTCCAAATTATCCTGATGTAGGTGTTGAAGAATTTCAAAAAATAATTCAAGAAGAAAGATACCCTTTACCTACAGGTGGAGCAGTAATACAAAATTTTGCTGAAATAGTAGGTCAAACCCCTACTCAAGTAATAGAATATTTTGCTAGAGGTGGATATGGAAGCCCAGAATATGATGTACTTCAAAAATTTGCCGAAAACCCTGCACTTTTAAGTGGAGAACAAATGAATATGTATAATGAAATGCAAGGTTTGCTTCAAACAGGTGGATATGTTCCTACATCAGGAGCTAAATTCTTAGGTCCTTCATCAACTGGTCCTGATGGCAATAATATTAGTACTGGTTTGCCGGGAGCCGAAGTCGCAGGTTTTTCACCTGATGAACAAATACAAGCACAAGATTATTTACTAGAAATACAAAAATATTTAACAGGCTTAACAGATGTAGTTCCAACATTACCTACTAACTTAGCACGAACTTATGTAGACGCAGCAGGTATACAACAACCTACTCCTGAATATCAAACAATATTAGATGCTTATCAAGGTGCACTAGCAGAACAAGCTGGTAGAGCATTAGGAGAAGAAG